CACAAGATGGAATGTCTGCTGACCAACTTTATAACACTTGGGTGCTGGTAGGAAGTACAGAATGGCAAACAGCTTGGGCCACAGTTCAAGGCCAAGCTACTCCAACGTCATTGACAGCAGGAAATATTATAATTAACGGTATTACTATTGCGATAGCATCCGGTAACACAGTAACTGATGTAACTACTCTTATCAATAATACTGGTATTACTGGAGTATATGCTGCTAACATTAGTGGTTCATTAAATTTATATTGTGATAGCACTGCTAATTCCGGCGAAGGTACAATTACACTAGCTGGAAACAGCGCAAGTCTTATTGCTTTGGGGTTGACAGCAGGTACATATAATGCTCCTATCTTCCAAGCCAGTCCGAGTTATACAGTCCCGCAGTGGGCTACATACAGCGGTAGCACAGCTGAGCCAACTGGTTCTGTTTGGATGAAAACATCTAATGTTAATCAAGGCACAGAAATTATAATTAAAAAATATAATTCCACACTGGGAGTATATGTTACACAATCCTGTCCTGTTTATGGCAGCGACGCATTGGCCTTATATGGATTAGATCCATCGGGCGGTGGCGCAACTATTGCTGCTGGATCTACCTACGCACAGAGCATTCCTTTTGACAACGGTACAGCTGGTTTATTGCTGTTGGAACGCTTCTCAACAGGATCGACAATTATTGCAGGTAGTAATACTACTCAAACTTTTATAAACGGTAATACATTTACCATCAGTGCTACACAGCCTGGTACAGCAACTTTAACCACAGCAACTGCCACGATAAATGGCACTACTACAAGTGCGTTCATTGCGGCAGTTAGCGCAACAAATATCCCTAATGTTAGTGCTACTGTTAACTCTGCTGGAAATATTGTAATCACTCACAGCACTGGTGGAGACATTATCTTAACTAATGTTTCTGGAACTCCTGTGACTGCCGCTGGATTTACCACAGATACTACACAAGTACGTCAAAATTATGTAAGTGGATCAGCTGCTGGATTGATACTATCTAACTGGGTTGGTACACCATTATTTTCATATACATCAAACAGCACAGCTCCTGATGTAGATCCTGCTACAGGTACATATTGGTACTACAGTGATCCAACTCAAGTAGATATCATGATATCTAATAATGGTTCATGGTACGGATATCAAAATGTAACAACTGACAGCCGTGGGTATGATCTCAGTGCAACAAATGCTACAGGTCCTATTATCAGTAGCCTTGCTCCTACTACACAGACAAACGCGGCTCAGAGCCCGTTGGTACATGGTGACTTATGGGTCAATACTTCAGATCTAGAACTTTATCCGCTGTTGTATCGTTGGCAAAATGTCAGCGGCGTGGATCAGTGGGTACAGATAGCCAATACAGATTCTACTACAAGTAATGGTATCATATTCCAAGATGCTCGTTGGGCCCCTAACGGTACAACAAATCCTGTCACTGACGCTTTGCCATCTATAGAAACTATGCTTACTAGTAACTATTTGGATCCAGATGCTCCAAACGCTGAACTATTTCCAAACGGAATATTATTGTGGAACACACGTCGTTCAGGCTTTAATGTTAAGTCGTTTGAAGTAAATGCTTGGAATAATCAAGCATGGCCTACATACGAATGGAGTAGTACAACAGTATACAGCATAGGACAATACGTAATGTACAACGGATTAGTTTATGCCTGTATTCAAAATAACACAGCATCAGAGCCAGATACAAGTCCTACTTATTGGTCTGTACAAACCGAGACTAATACTTGGAATAGTGCTACTGGTCTTCGTGTTGATGGCAGTCCTTATATGGGTCGTCAATCACAGAGAAAACTTATTGTAGATGCGTTGAGATCAGCTATTGATACTAATACTGAGATACGAGAAGAACAAAATGTTTATAATCTTATCGCAGTTCCTGGTTATCCAGAACTAGCTCCAGAAATGAGAGTTTTAAATGATGACATCAACAATGTGGCATTTAACATAGTTGATACTCCATTACGTTTGTCTCCAACTGATGTGGTAACATGGGCTACAGACAATGGTGGACTAGGTTTAGTCACAGGCGACGGAAATTTGGCTATTGGCGATACTTATGCAGCCGCTTTTTATCCAAGTTGCCAAACAACAGACTTGTCGGGTAATTTGGTAGTAACAGCACCAAGTCACATGATGTTGCGTACTATTATACGTAGCGACGAAGTAGCTTATCCTTGGTTAGCTCCAGCTGGCACACGACGTGGGTTAGTTGACAATGCTCAATTGCTGGGATATATTGACTCTATTACTGGTCAATTTTTGCCATTAAGTGTGGGCCAATCATTGCGTGATGTGCTTTATACTAACAACGTCAATCCAATAACATTTATTCCAGGTGTAGGAATTACTAACTTTGGAAATAAAACATTACAAGGCACTGCTACAGCATTAGATCGTATTAACGTAGCGCGGTTAGTATGTTTTATACGTTCTAGACTTAACACAATAGGAAAACAATATCTGTTTGAACCTAACGATGCTATAACACGTAATGAAATACGCAATAGTATCAACAGTTTGATGATAGATTTGGTAGCTAAACGTGGAATCTATGACTATTTGGTGGTATGTGATAATACAAATAATACACCTACTACTATAGATCAAAATCAGTTATGGGTAGACATAGCTATAGAGCCAGTGAAAGCAGTTGAATTTATCTATATTCCATTGCGTATAGAAAACACTGGAGCAATTGCAGCGCAGGCGGCAGCGTAAAGATATAGGGCAAGGTAGAGATATCTTGCCCAAAATATTAACTAAATAATAGTACAACGGAGATATTATAACATGGCAACATCATCATTAACTAACTTTACAATTCCATTAGGAGCTGACGGGCAAAGTGCTTCAACACAAGGCTTATTAATGCCTAAGTTAAGTTTTCGTTACAGAGTATTTTTCCAAAACTTTGGCACAAGTACTCCTACTACCGAATTAACCAAACAGGTGATGACATTTGATCGTCCTCACGTTACATTTGAAGAAATAAAATTGCCTATCTATAACAGTACTATTAAAGTAGCTGGGAAGTACACATGGACTGATGTTACTTGCGAACTACGTGATGATGCCACTGGAGCAGTAAGTCAATTAGTAGGAGAGCAGTTACAGAAACAATTAGACTTTATGGAACAAAGTTCAGCGAGTTCGGGTATTGATTATAAGTTTACTACACAGTTCCAAGTATTAGATGGTGGCAACGGAGCAAATACTCCGGTAATCTTAGAAGAATGGCAAATATTAGGATGCTATCTCAAAGACGTGAACTACAACAAGATGGATTATGGGACCAGCGAAGCTGTAAAGATTTCAATGTCAATAACATTTGATAACGCAATTCAAGTAAATGCAGCTGGAGCCAGCAAAGGTGTTGGTCAGGCCATATCACGTACTAACGGCGGCATTGCTACTGGAGCAGGCACAGCGTCTGGTGCTGCTGGTTAAACAATATGTCATATTTTGGGCAGGGCAACAGCTTTCTACAGCCGGCTACTAGTCCATTACTTAAGGATTATACTCACGCCGCCAAGACTTTCCTTAGCAATGGGTATGGACTGGTTCCTCGCTTTAAATTTTTATTTCATGTAGTATTCAATATAAACACAGCGCAAATTCCGCAACTGCAAGCTCTATATGGATCTGGCAACAACGCCACAATCGGATTAATGGTTAAGAGTGTTGATTTGCCTAAATTTAAAATAGATACCACCACTCTTAATCAGTATAATCGTAAACGGTTAGTTCAGACCAAAGTACATTATGAACCAAGTAAAATAACCTTACACGATGATCAAGATGACACTATACGTACCATGTGGTATAATTATTACACATATTATTACGGTGATCCTAGCAAACAGTATCAAGGAATACCCACAACATCTGGCACATTGGGACAAATAGCCACATATTTTAACGGCTTTAGTTATAATGCTAATGATATCTATAGTAATACTTTGCAAAATGCCAACTGGGGATTTGTGGGCGAAAGTCCCAATGATGGTACCAATCCTTTGTTTTCAGTAGGATCTGGTGGAAAACCACGGTTCTTCAACGATATTACTATATACGGAATGAGTCAAAAAACATTTGCTGCCTGGACTATGATAAATCCTATTATTCAGTCATGGAACAGTGATACGTACGATTATCGAGAAGGAGCAGGCACCATGCAACATGATGTCACTATAGAGTATGAAGCTGTAAAATACTATACTGGCAATATTGGGGCAGAACAAGCTAGCTCAGTGGTACCTGGATTCGCTGATCCAGCACATTACGATACACAAGCTTCTTCTATTACTACAACAACAGGACGCAACTCTGTTTATCATCAAGGTGGAATGGTTGGGGCTACTCAAGGCAGTATTGCCGATCTACAGTCAACGGCCAAAGGCTCTGGAGCTTTAAATCAAGTATTAGGTGCTGTACAAGCAGCCACTACAGTGTATAATTCATTTCAATCAGGCGATCCTTCTAGCGTAGCTGGGTTTGCCATGCAGGCCGCTGGACCAACACAGTCTTTGTTAAATAATAATGGAATTCCGGCAATACCAGGTTTGGGATCAGTGGGCGCAATATTTGCCAATGCTCCTATAATTGCCAACAATCCACAAAATAATTCTGCTCAAGCCAATGGGGTAGGAGTAAATGGTATAGGACCCAATGGCGTTGATATATCACAAGGACCTTAATTTATGGGACAGATTAATTCTTATAACCCTTCAATAGATCAAACTGTACAGATATTTGACAGATTTTACGGATATCAACAGTCAGTGTCTTCTCAAGAGTATGATGCAGTTCGCAGTTATTTCCAATCGGTATTTGGGACTAAATCACAAGCTGAAAATTTTACAGTGGCACTGTTTAGAGTTGCCAATTTGTCCAATCAACCTATTATGAATTTACTACAAAGCATGAAGGGGTTGAATGGGGCACAAGTCACTTATAATTTGACTTATTATCTCAATGCTATACAAAGTCCAACTACACTATTGGGAATTAAAGTGCCGGTAACTCCCAATTACTATGTAGCACATAATATTAGACAGTAATGGCTAATTTTAGACAAGGCATCTACGAAGTAAAAAATCCTAGTAAGTATGTTGGGAACGGCAAGCCCTACTTTCGTTCAGGTTGGGAAAATGCGTTCATGAATTTTTGCGATAACAACGATAACATCCTACAATGGGCCAGTGAACCTGTTAGTATTCCTTACATGAACCCTATCACTGGAAAAATGAGCAAATATGTTCCAGATTTTATAGTAGTATATCGTGGCCCCGGCAACACTACTAGAGCTGAGTTGATAGAAATCAAACCCAGAAGTCAGAGCATAGTAGAAAGTGCCATGAAATCACGAGAAAAAGCTGTCATTGCTGTTAATTATAGTAAATGGGACGCCGCCACCAAATGGGCTAGACAGCAAGGATTGATTTTTAGAGTAATAAACGAAAACCAAATATTCGGATCTGTAACCAAAAAGGGTTAACACTCCTTCAAATACTGTAAATACAGTATGACAATATATTTGTATATTAAAACACATCGCGCCACAGAGTTAGTTTGTATGAATAGGGAGACTTAAAATTACTAAACGACTTGAAGAACTTTTTGGATTCGATAAAATAGAAGCCTCTGAACCAGTGAGCGAAAATCTAACCC